CGCCACGAGATAAATAAGGTGAAACCAGTCACCACGAAGTCTACAGACGATGAGTGGGATGCTGTTATGCAGCTCGTGGAGGAAGAGCAGTCGCGTGGCGAACCAGCGTTCAACGTGGCCGAAGCCTCTACCATGCAGGTGGGCGGTGATCACTACCGCCAGATGGAAGTGCAGCCCTGGGACGCCCTCAAAGCGTGGCTTACGCCGGAGGAATATCGCGGCTACCAGAAGGGCACGGCCATTTCCTACCTCGCCCGAGAGCGTAGCAAGGGCGGTGACATCGACATCCGCAAGGCCATTCATCACCTCATTAAGTTAGAGGAAGACGTAGCTAACTCTAAGGAGCGATGATGGACCTGATAACGGTGGACTTTGAGACGTTCTACGATCAGGACTTCTCACTGAGCAAGCTGACCACCGAGGAATACGTCCGCGATCCCCGGTTCGAAGTTATCGGGCTGGGGATCAAGGTCAACAACGGTGAGACGGAGTGGGCTAGTGGAACGCCTGAACAGATTGAGAAGTTCCTTAGGGGATATAACTGGGCAGAGTCTGCTGTACTGGCTCACAACACTATGTTTGACGGCGCTATATTATCTTGGTGTTTTGGTATTCGCCCTCGCCTGTGGCTTGACACTCTGTGCATGGGCCGTGCTCTACACGGCGTGGAAGTGGGCGGAAGCCTCAAAGCAATGGCCGAACGTTATGGCATCGGGGAAAAAGGCACCGAGGTACTAAACGCCAAGGGCAAGCGGCGCGAGGACTTCACCCCCGAGGAGCTAGGTCGCTACGGAGACTACTGCGTCAACGACGTAGACCTCACCTACAAACTCTTCAAGCTCATGGGCAAAGGCTTCCCGAAGCAGGAGCTGAAGCTCATTGACCTCACCCTACGCATGTTCATCGAGCCGAAGTTGGACCTAGACCTGCTACTTCTGGAGCAACATCTTTATCAGGTGAAGCAACGGAAGGAGGAGCTGCTGGCGAGCGTCGGTGTCGATAAGAAAGAGCTGATGAGCAACCCGAAGTTCGCTGACCTGCTCCGTTCCCTTAGCGTAGAGCCCCCGATGAAGACCAGCTTGACCACGGGCAAAGAGACCTACGCCTTCGCTAAGTCAGATGAAGAGTTCAAGGCGCTGCAAGAACACGAAGATGATCGCGTCCAAGCTCTTGTGACGGCGCGTTTGGGCACAAAAAGTACCCTTGAGGAGACTCGGACTCAGCGGTTCATCGACATCGCTAACCGGGGTCTGCTGCCTGTGCCTGTCCGTTACTACGCTGCTCATACGGGGCGCTGGGGTGGTGACGACAAGATCAACATGCAGAACCTACCATCTCGTGGGCCTAATGCTAAGAAGTTGAAGAGCAGCATCATAGCACCGGAAGGCCACCTGTTGATCGACGCTGACTCTGCCCAGATCGAAGCGCGGGTGCTGGCGTGGATGGCGGAGCAAGACGACCTTGTGCAAGCGTTCTTTAATAAAGAGGACGTGTATAAGCAGATGGCGTCCCGCATCTACGAGAAACCCGTTGACGAGATCACCAAGGATGAGCGTTTTGTGGGCAAGACCACGATCCTCGGTGCGGGCTATGGTATGGGGGCTGTGAAGTTTCAGGCTCAGCTAAAGACCTTTGGCTATGACATGGACCTCGACGAGTGTCGCCGGGTCATCGACGTGTACCGCACAACTAACTCCGACATCAGCGGGTTCTGGAGACGGGCGCAGAAAGCCATCGAAGGGCTGCAACGTAAAGAGTCCTCTAGCCTTGGTGTTAACGACTTGCTGGAGTTTGTCGGAGAGGAGTCAGCAGTTCGTCTACCGTCCGGCCTACTCATGCGCTATGACGAGCTAGACTTTGAGCAAGGGGACAAGGGCCCCGAGTACAGCTACAAGACCCGACGTGGCCGCACCCGCATCTATGGTGGAAAAGTTACGGAGAATGTGTGCCAAGCGGTTGCTAGGTGTATTATCGGTGAGCAGATGCTGCGCATTTCTAAGCGTTACCGCGTGGTGCTGACAGTGCACGACTCCATTGTCTGCTGCGTCCCCGAGGAAGAGGTGCAGGAGGCACAAGCGTACGTCGAGGCCTGCATGAGGTGGGTACCTGACTGGGCCAAGGGCCTACCCATCGACTGCGAGTCCGGTATCGGCAAGAGCTACGGAGACTGCGAATGAATAGTAAGCCGCTGTATCAAAAACTATGCGCCTACGTTAGCAAAGATATTGAAGGTATGCCGTACCACAAGCACGAAGCGATGGTGTTTTCAACTCCATCGGCGGAGCAAATCCTTAGACTTTATAGAGATAATGAGGATACAAAGTTTAATCCTGCGGACATGCTATCAAACTTTAGGCTCCCATACGACAAAGTCGCAGTCGAGTTTGTATTGCGCCTTGACGAATACAATAAAGTCCCAGAGCAGACTCTAGCGTTTATGTCTTCAATAACTCTTGACGCAATTAATGCAGAGTCAAATAGCAGCCAACCCACGGCCATAACTACAGAGATTTTTATTGGGCGTGATGGGGTAGACGCACCAAAAAACGGGTTTTTCTTAGGGTTAGGGAAGCTGAGGGGTGTATTCCCAACGGAAGGTGAGTATGAAGAACTAGTTAAAGCACACCTAATCCATCAGTATGGGGCGCAAAATGTTTTAACTTGTAATAGAGAGTACAGTAGTGGTACCCGTGCTGTGTTTATGGTGCCGTCCGCCATTAGTTGCGATGCAACGGTAAAGGCGGGAAGGGAGGTAAAACAAGCCGACGTACATAGATATATTGAGCAGGGTACATGGAAGGTGGAAGAGGAAATAGAGTTAGCTACATCATACACTTGGGTTGCTTTGTGCCTATTAGACTTCTTAAACCATAACCGTAGCGGCCTGAAGAAACACGTCGTTACGCCCAAACTAACCGTCAAAGACAAAATGAACAGAGGCAAGAAGCGCGGGGCGCGGCGTTACACGCACGTCTATCTGGACAAGGTGGAGTACATCAAGAACGACGCCCCGGTGATGCGAACGGACGTGCAGGCGCACATGGTGCGGGGCCACTTCAAGCGCAAGAAGAACGGCATCTTCTGGTGGAACCCCTTCGTGCGCGGACGCGGTAAACTGAACAAACGTGAAGCCTACATCGTCAAGGAATCCGCCGATGAGCGTAGCCCCGTGGTCGTTCAGCAAGATCAAAGCGTTCGAGAAGTGCCCGAAGCAGTTCTATCACGTCAAGGTGGCGAAGGAGTACACCGAGCCGGAAACGGAGGCCATGCTGTATGGCACCGCGTTTCATGAAGCCTGTGAGGTGTACATTCGGGACGGCGCGAAGCTAGACCCCAAGTTTGAGTTTGCGCGCCCCATGCTAGACGCACTGCTCGCCAAGCCCGGTGAGAAGTTGTGCGAGTACGAGCTGGGGCTAACAGAGAATTTAGAGCCATGCGGCTTCAAGGACGAGAACGTGTGGTTCCGAGGTATCGCTGACCTCATCATCTTAGACGGTGAGACAGCATGGGTGATCGACTACAAGACTGGTCGTAACACCCGGTACGCAGATACGGGCCAGCTAGAGTTAATGGCACTCGCAGTGTTCAAGCACTTCCCGCAGGTGCAGAGGGTCCGAGGTGGCCTGCTGTTCGCCATAGCGAAGAAGATGATTAAGGACAGCTACGAGCGCGAGCAAGAAGCCAAGCTGTGGACCAAGTGGATGGGGGACTTTGAGCGCATGAAGAAGGCGTTTGAGGTCGATGTCTGGAACCCTAATCCGAGTGGTCTGTGTCGTCGCCATTGTGTGGTGCTTGAGTGCGCCCATAACGGGAGGAAGTGACATGCCCTATGTGAACAAGAAGCGTCCGTACAAGAAAGAGTACCAACAGCAGAAGGCTCGTGGTGAGCACGAGAACCGCATGGAGCGCCAACGTGCGCGGCGAGCTATCGACAAGAACGGTGTGGACAAAAACAAGAACGGTAAAGCCGACAAGCGTGAGGGCAAAGATGTTAGCCATAACAAGCCCCTCAGCCGTGGAGGCAGCAACAAGGACGGCGTGAAGATCGAAAGTCCGAGCAGGAACCGCAGCCGTAACTACCAAAAGAAAGGGCCGAAACCAAAGAGGTAGTATGCAAGTTGTTAAGAATAAGGCACTAGTATTTCGGACTAACAATCCGCAGCAGATCACCACGGTGATCCCGAAGAGTAGAGACGTTGGGGACGGGCGCGTTGTAATTAACTGGGGTATCGACGAGGTGCAAGTCCTCAAGAACCTCAACATCAAGGCGCCGTCACCCATCGAGGGGCGATACGACTGGTCAGGGCAGCACAAGCCCTTCGCTCACCAAAAGACCACTGCGTCTTTCCTGACCATGCACAAGCGAGCGTTCTGCTTTAACGAGCAGGGCACTGGCAAGACAGCATCCGCCATCTGGGCCGCAGACTTCCTCATGAAGCAAGGCAAGGTGCGGAGAGTTCTTGTCGTCTGTCCGCTGTCGATTATGGATTCGGCGTGGCGCGCAGACCTGTTTACCTTTGCCATGCACCGCAGCGTGGACATTGCCTACGGGCCGAAGGACAAGCGCCGTCAAATCATCGAGGGCGATGCCGAGTTCATCATAATTAATTACGACGGTGTGGAGATCGTTGCCGATGCCGTCGCCAATGGTGGGTTCGACCTAATCATTATCGACGAGGCTACGCACTATAAGAACCCGCAGACCAACCGCTGGAAGGTGCTGAGCAAGCTCGTGAAACCAGAGACTTGGCTCTGGATGATGACCGGTACCCCCGCTGCGCAGTCCCCCCTGGACGCTTTCGGGCTAGCGAAACTCGTTAACCCCAAGGGAGTGCCCCGGTTCTTCGGCACGTTCCGAGAGCAGGTAATGTACAAAGTCACGCAGTTCAAGTGGATGCCGAGGCCCGAGGCCACCGACGTGGTGTACAACGCCTTACAGCCAGCTATCCGCTTCACCAAGGACCAATGCCTTGACCTGCCAGATATGACCTACGCAAAACGTGAGGTACCACTCACATCTCAGCAGAAGAAATACTACGACATGCTGAAGAACCGCATGGTCTTGCAGGCGGACGGGGAAGAGATCACCGCTGCCAACGCCGCTGTGATGATGAACAAGCTCATGCAGATCAGTTGCGGTGCGGTCTACACCGACGACAACGAGACCTTAGAGTTCGACATCAAGAACCGCTACAACATCTTGAAGGAAGTCATCGACGAGTCGAGCCAGAAGGTGCTGGTGTTCGTGCCCTTTAGGCATGTGATTGATCTGTTAGCGGAGAGGCTGAAGAAGGACAAGATCACCACCGAGGTCATCTCTGGGGACGTGTCCGCCAAGCGCCGCACAGACATCTTCAAGCGATTCCAAGAGCAGCCTGACCCCCGAGTCCTTGTTATCCAGCCACGAGCCGCAGCGCACGGTGTGACGCTCACAGCCGCTAACACGGTGGTCTGGTGGGGCCCTACCAGTTCGCTGGAGACCTATGCTCAGGCCAATGCTCGCGTGCACCGCTCAGGGCAGAAACACAAATGTACCGTCGTGCAGCTTCAAGGTTCCGACGTAGAACGACGTGTATACAAGTTATTAGACGGACGTATTGATGTACACACGAAAATGATAGATTTGTACAGAGAAATGCTTGACTAACCACAAAACGGAGGATAATGTTAGGGTCTCTTGAGAGGAGAACCCCAATGACAGACATACCGCTAGACAAGCTCGTGAAGGCGTATATCACGTTGCGCACTAAGCGTAGCGAGTTGTCCGCCGAGTTTAAGGCTCAAGACGAAGCGCTCCTTGCTAAGCAGGACAAGATCAAAAAAGCACTGCTGGATCACTGCAAGGAACACGACGTTGAGAGCGTAAAGACTTCCGAGGGCGTGTTTTACCGCACGATCAAGCGCCGTTACTGGACCAGCGATTGGCCTTCCATGTACGAGTTCGTCATGGAGCACAAGGTCCCTGAGTTCTTCGACAAGCGCCTGAATCAGTCGAACGTAAAGCAGTTCTTGGAGGAGAACCCAGACCTAATCCCGCCGGGGTTAAACGCGGAGACAGAATACGCTGTAGCCGTGCGCAAAAAGTGAGGAACACTATGGACTCTAAGTACGTTTCGTCCGCAGAGCTGGCACAGCACTTCGCTGTATCGGTGCCTACGGTCCGTCAGTGGATGCGTCAGAACAAGATACCGCCAAACCTGTATATCAAGGTGGGGACGGCTTATCGGTTCTTGCTGACTGACATTGAGCAACACTTCTTCGACGAGAACGCTCGCAGGCTGGAGGCCAAATTCGGCCCAAAGCCGCAGACAACTTCCGAAAGCGCGGCATCCATGCCTACCGAAGAAGTCAGCTCCGAAAGCGAGGAAGAACAAGAAGAGCTGTTCGATTACGACAGTGACGACGACGTTTAATAGGAGAACGCTATGAGCAATGAAGTAGGGATGTTTGGAGGTAACTCGCTCGTCAGCAGCGATCTGTTTAAGAAGCTGCAAGGGCTTAACGATAACCTGTCTGGTGGCAGCGTCGGTGGAGCTAAGAACCGCCGAATCAGTCTGCGTGGTGGCAAGTTCCGTCAGGTGGTTAACGGCGAAGAGCTACGGGTCAGTAAGAACGACTCCATGGAGATCGTGATTATCGACGCAGCCAAGATCGCTCGGACCTACTACGAAGGGACCTATGACCCCAAGGCTGTGTCTGCGCCCACCTGCTGGTCCTCAGATACCAATACCCCAGCCGATGAGGTACCGGACGATCAGCGTCAAGCTGACCGCTGCATGGACTGCCCTCAGAACGTTAAAGGGTCAGGTATGGGTAACGGTCGGGCCTGCCGATTCTCGCAGCGCCTTGCCATCGCCTTCCCGCAGAAGATGGATGAGGTGTACCAGCTACAACTTCCTGCCACGTCTATCTTCGGCGAAGCCAAGGACAACAAGATGCCCATGCAGGCATACGCTAAGTTCCTTGCGGCCAACAACGCACTGGCTATTGCTGTCGTGACGGAGATGTACTTCGACGAGAACAGTGAAGTTCCGAAGCTGTTTTTCAAGCCCGTACGTCCTCTAACCGAAGAGGAGCTGGAAAAAGCTGTTGAGATGCGCGAGCATCAAGACACGAAGCGGGCCGTTACCATGACTGTTGCACAGACCGATGGGGTCCAAAAAGTAGAAGTTAAGGAGGCCCCCAAGCCCGCCGTAAAGCCCCGCGCCAACGCCATCGAGGTGGAGGAGCCCGAGCCTGAAGTTGAGGTAGAGGCAGCGGAGGAAGTCGTCAGCGAGCCGAAGAAAGTAAGGAAGAAGGCGGAGCCAGCCCCGGCTGACGATGCTGACCTTGCTGACATCGTGGACTCGCTCTGGGACGAATAAGAGTCCCCCAACGCCGCGACTAGGTTAACGCCGAAAAGGGTACTGCAGCGCCCCTGTCGCGGTGTCTCTAACGATCAGGTGGGATATGGACACAAAACAATTTTTGCAGAAGGTACTTGCGGGGGACGGTCGCTACTGCCTATTCGCAGCACACAAGACCGAGGAGCGGGTAAGGCAAGAGTTCCACACCTCCATTGATGAATTGTTAGCTAGAGCAAACGAGTTAGACGAAGAGAAGTACGACGTATTCTATGGTCTCGGCAGTTTCGGCGCAGAAGATAGGCGCCGTGCGGACAACGTGCTCTCCATGCAGGCGTTGTTCATTGACCTAGATTGCGGCCCTAACAAGGACTACCCCGATCAGGCTACCGCATTGGATGGTCTGAAGCGGTTCTGTAAGCAGCTAGACCTACCCAAGCCGCAGCTCGTCAACTCAGGGCGCGGTATACACGCATACTGGATGCTGCCGGAAGCAGTACCCGTGGAAAAGTGGCGGGGCGTTGCAGAACGGCTCAAGAAAGCCTGTGAGCACAAGAAGCTGTACGCAGACCCAGCCGTAACGTCAGACGCAGCAAGGGTGCTCAGAGTCCCTGGGACGCACAACTACAAGGGTGATCCGCTTCCGGTGCAGTTACTAGGCAGGGAGCTAGTGGCGCCTGTAGCCATAGAAGAGATCGAAGGCAAGCTATCGGTATACATGCCCGCTACCAAGCGGGTGCCCGTAGAAGCCAACGCCATGATGAACGCACTGACGGGGAACAAAGAATCCTCGTTCAAGACCATCATGCTGAAGACCAAAGCCGGGAAAGGGTGCGACCAGCTCAAGTACATCCTGAGACATCAGGACAAGATTGACGAGCCTCTGTGGAGAGCAGGGCTGTCTATTGCGAAGTTCACGAGAGAGGCGCGGGAAGTCGCTCACCTTATGTCTAAGGGGCACCCTGACTACGACCCCGGCGAAACCGATGAGAAGCTAGAGCGCATCAAAGGACCGTACCTCTGCACCAGCTTCAATGAATACAACCCCGGCATCTGCGAGGGGTGTCCTAACTGGGAGCAGCTACGTTCTCCTATCACGCTCGGTAACCGCATACGGGAGGCCAAGTCCAACGTAGCCGCCACCGTGGTGCACGACGCCGAAAGTGGAGAGACGGTAGAAGAAGTTGTTATTCCGAAGTACCCGGCCCCATATATCCGGGGAGCCAACGGCGGTGTGTACATCCGTGAGACGGACGACGACGGTATCGCTGAGGACAAGGTGGTCTACATAAATGACCTGTATGCCACTCGACGCCTAGACGACCCGGAGCTTGGTGAGTGCATTGTGATGCGGCTACACATGCCCATGGACGGGGTGCGGGAGTTCACCATACCTCTGCAGGTGGCTGTGTCTCGGGACGAGTTTAAGAAAGCGATGGCCCGCAAGGGCGTGTTCATGACTAACATGGATGGGATCGTCAAATATATGAAAACGTGGATTGATGAATTACAGCTAACTACGCAGGCAGATATGGCCCGCAGGCAGTTCGGATGGACCGACGACAAGTGCTCGTCCTTCGTGATCGGGGACAAGGAGATATTCCCAGACCGCACCGACCACAACGCACCGAGTGCCACTACGGGGGCTATGTTCCCGGCATTCCGCAGCAAGGGCACCCTGCAGGGGTGGGTCAACACGGCCAACTTCTTCAACAAGCCCGGCATGGAGCTACATCAGTACATTGTACTAACAAGTTTTGCCTCGGTGATGATGGAGTCGTCGAGCGTCAACGCGGTAGCTACACACATCTGGAGTAAGGAGTCGGGACTTGGTAAGACCACAGCTATGTTGGTGGCGGCTGGGGCGTGGGGTAGGCCCAAGAGTCTCATCATGCACCGCACCGACACTATCAACGCCAAGATGATGCGCGGGGAGATTTACCACAACATCCCCATGTATCTCGATGAGATCACCAACATGTCTCCTGACGCTATGTCGGAGATTGCCTACCAGTTCGCCGGGGGCCAGCAGAAGGACCGCATGAAGCAGGGTGCTAACGAGCTACGGCACCGGGGCGAAGAGTGGAAGCTGATGGCTGTCACGACCGGTAACGTGAGCTTCCACGAGAAGGTAGCCATGGCTAAGGCCATGGGGCAGGCAGAAGCGCAGCGGGTGCTGGAGATCAGAGCAGAGCGGTTCTTCACCAAGACCTCGGAGAAGGCAACGACAGACAAGTTTGCAAAGAGCGTGGAGGCCCACTACGGCCACGCGGGGATCGTCTTTGTGCGCTACTACATGCAGCACAGGGAGAAAATCAACGAGCTGGTGGACACCATACAGGGGCGCATTGATACCCAAGTAGGTCTAACCGCAGAGAACCGATTCTGGTCCGAGGGCAGCGCCAGGGTGCTGGCAGCTTTGGTGTTCTGTAAGAAGCTGGGGCTCCTCGATTACGACTCTAAGACCATGTTTGCATGGATAGTGGACATGCTGCGGGCCAACCTCAAGGCGTCTAAGGAGATGTCCTACGGCATCCAAGAGATCATCGGCCAGTACATGAACGACCACCACGACAGCATCCTGCGGATCAAGAGCACCGAGGACCGACGCATCAAGAAGGATGACGAGAGCGAAGGCGTGAAACAGCTCCAGAAGGTCATGCCGGAAGCAACGCCACGCAACATCCTAGCCGGGCGCTACGAGACTGACGTGCGGCGGTTCTGCATCATGCCGAAGGTATTCCGTAAGTGGTGCGCAGATCAGCAGCTTAACTATGGGACTATCTGTCAGGAACTCATGAAGCAGATGGGCGGCAGGCGCATGAAGGTCCGATACAACAAGGGTACGTCCTACGATACGCCGCCTCAGGACTCAATCGTGATTACGCTACCTGAGAGCTACGCAGAAGACGATGGGTATACCATTAAAGATTGACGAGCTGTGCCCAGACGGAGCGCGCATAGAAGTTAACTGGCACCGTTTCGTGGTGGGCAGCTCGATTTTCATACCCTGTATCGACGTGGATACAGCGCGGAAGCAGGTGCAGAAGATCGCTAGCCGTAAGTGTATGAAGTTAAAGAGCATTGTGCGTATAGAAAACGGACTCTTCGGGGTACGCTTTTGGCGGGTCCTATGATACTTTAGCTAAGACAGCCTTCTCCCGGCTGTTGTTCTCCTCTCTTGCCCCCGCTTCGGCGGGGGTCTTTTTCCCCAAGAAGCGTTCTATGGACTCTACGCACCGCTCTGCGGTGAAGTCGTGAGGCTTTATGCGCAGCGATTGCGCGGCTATCTTGTACATGGGAATAAACATCACCTGCTCAATATCCAGCGCGACGAGGGCGTACCAATCAGCGTTGCGGCTATTTGTTGAGAAGTAGTAATTAGGGAGGTGGGCTCCGCGCATGCGAGGTGACGTGCAGGTCTTAACTTCTACGGTGACAAGACGCTCATCCGGCAACCTGCACCACAGGTCCATGCCGAATCTGTCTACATGGTGGCACTCGACGCCATGCCTCTCTAGCACATAGGCTACGAAGAACTCACCTACC